CAATAGTTTGCGATGGGTATTCTACTTTTGTTCTTTTGTAGAATCCTCCTTCAAGATCCGCTTGAGATACATCATAAGTTAGACCTAAACCAGAGGGGTTTGTAAATAATAACCCCTCTTTATCGTTAAGATCTATTCGTTCTCCAATGGAATTAACCATATAAAACTTTCTCATATGTATTATCCCTTAAACGAAATTGCACTCTCGAGCAGGACATTATTAGCCCTGTTCATAAGATAATCAACTTCTGCTCTGTTAATGGTCTTGGCATTAAGCGTAATATTTGCTACAGGACCATTTGTAGTTGCAGAAGGAGAATTTTGATAGCTGGCAGCATTCCTTGCAAGATTATAGCTGCCCTGAATCGAATAACCACTCATTAAACCGTTGATGGTTCTAGCTCCATTTTGAATTTCTGAGAGATCCATTATAGGTCTAATAGTTGGCTGATAATCGACTGTATCATCAAACAATCCGGGAATGGCTGATATAGCATTTCTCATACTGGAAATAGCAGAATTAGCTGTTTTGTTTGATGCATTGTCTATAAGACCTGAGTATCCGGCTATTCCTTCAGCTAAACCCTGATCTACATACATTCCTAATTCTCTAAACACCTTCGAGGGTGACGCTATACCTAAAACACTCTTAAATCTATCGACTATGCCAGTACCCATTCCTTCAACCCAATCTAGAACACTGTCAACCGCATCTTTTAGACCATTCCAGAAACCTTGAATAACATTCTTTCCTGCTTCAAAGAGTTCCTGCGCCTTAGATCCTATACCTGAAATGAATCCAGACACAACACCTAAAGCAGTATTAAACATTTCATGTGCTTCTGAACCAGTAGTCTCCATACCAAATACATTAAGTATTACTGCTAGTAAAGACCAGAACAGATTAGTAAATGCATCAATTAACATAGGACTATATGTATCTAAGCCTGTAGCTAAACCGTTTACTAATCCGACAATTATCCCAACAGCAGCTTCTCCGTACATTGGAGCATATGTTATCAGATTCTGTAGTAAATTATTAAATATGCTAAGAACTGTGGATATAAGAGCAGGACCCTTATCAGTAATAAGCTGTAAAACTGTATCAATAAGTGGAGCTAAATCAACAACAAACTGTGAAATATTTCTAAGAACAGAACTAATAATAGTACCAATTCCGTCAACTATAAGCTCGATTATTCTAGGAATAGCTTTTATAACTGCTTCTAAAAGAGCATCAACAATAACTATCAACCCGTCAACAGCTGCTACTCCGGATACAGATAATGCAGTTAAACCTGCTGAAAACGCTAACAAACCAGCTCCGACAGCAAGACAAGCAACTCCGAGAAGAGCTATTGCACCGGCTAAACCTAACATCGCTGGTATAACAGGAGCTAATATAGTTGCCGACATACCGAATAAACCTATAACACCTGCTAATATAATTAAGGTATTAATTATAGAATCGAGACTCATAGAGCTAAATACCTTTAATGGGACAATAAGAAGGTTAAGAGCAGTAGCAAACAATAAAATACCTGTTGCAGCTCCTAGTATCTTACCTCCACCTATTGCACCAAGTGCAGCAAGCGATATTGTCATAGCAGCTAAGAACGCTCCTATAGCTATGCCGCCTTGTAGTAGGGCTGTTTTATCCATAGATCCTAAAGTATCTGCTATTCTGGCCATTATGGCTATAGCACCGGCCATAATAACTAATGATGCCGCCGCAGATATAGATCCTTTTATCTCAGATAATAAAGCTACAAACGTGACCATTATTGTTAATAGTCCTAAAATAGCTCCTCCAGATTTTAATAATTCTTCTCCATTCATGCTGCTAAATACATCTAAATGCTTAGTTATTATAGATATAGCCGAAGCTAGGGCAATTATAGTAGCTACAGCACCTAAACTAACTTTTGCATTATTTAAAATCTTAGCTGCTGCCGCTAAACTAAATATGAGTACTGTTACTCCTCCAATACCTTTAGCGAGTTCCTTCCAATTTTGATTACCGAGTTCTTTTATAGGTTTGACAAGAAGATTTATGGCAACTGCTAAAGCTATAAGGCCTGTAAGGCCCTTTGTCATTCTTTTTCCTTTAACGTCACTTAACTTTTCGGCGACTTTTGTCATTACACCTATAATTGTAACTAATGCTACTGTTCCTATTACCAACTTATCAGGATCTGCTTTAGACAGCATAGATAAAGAAATGCTTAATAATAAAATCGCTGCCGCAAAAGGTATTAAAGCCGATGCTGTTTGCTTCATCGATTTACTTTTACCATTCAGGTTTATAGATGATAAATTTTCCATTGCTTTCTTTAGCATAAGCATTTCGAGTGCTATGGCACCCAAACCTCTTGCTAATCCATAAGGATCGATCATAGCTAAAAGTGCTAATGAAGCAGAGAGTATACCTATAGCAATAGCAATATTTTTAAGTGTTTTACCATCGAGAGATTCCTGAAATTTCGTTAAAGATTCCCTTACTGTATCAATAATACCAGGGGCTTTGTCTGAGCCACCACCAAGTAATTTCTTAAATGCTTCCGGGAAACCTTTCAGAAAGTCCATAAAAGTTTCAGGAAAATCTGAAGCATTGTCTACTAGACTTTTAATAGATGCACCTAAAGACAGTACTAAACCGCCCTTAACAAAATTCTTAACAAATGTAAGAACCGAAGAAAATATGTTGTTCAGACCTATCGATAAAGCTGCAATATCCTTATTGGACAGATTGCCTTTTATATAATCTATAATGTCTTTTACAGAATTCTTTATCGATTCTAAACCAGATGATAACTTACCAAGAATATCACTATTTGTTACAAATTCTCTTATCTTATCAAATATGTTAGTAACCATGCTAATAAGAAAATCTATAGCATTAGCTAAAAATGTAGTAGCAGAAGTAAGTGGATTAAATATCTTTGTTAAAGCTTCCGAACCAACGATCCAATCACTAAACTTCTGAAGAGCAGTACCTACAACAGCTGCAACTCTTGAAACTAACTCTATAATATTAAGTAGGGTGGGGGCTAGATTATCAAATAATGGGGAAGCAGATTTAAATAGATTAGAGAAAACTGTTGAAACTGCTTTTACTAATGAGAATATACCAGAAAATAAAGTTTTGAAATTCTCACCTATTCGAATTACTTGAGAATATTCATCTTTTTTTGCTAATAAATCATTAAGAATTTCTTCCAAATGCTCTATTTGAGATAAGTTTGTGGCCTTATTTATAGACTCTCTTATACTGGCTATTCGATTGTTTAAATCAGTTATTTCTTTAATATATCTGCCAATATTAAAATAATCTAGAAATTCTCTTACGGTTTTGAATACACCTGCTAATTTGCTACCTATATGATCAGTTACGTCATATAACTCTAAATATATCTGTAAAAGATTGTCAGTTGTAGCTGCCGAGGAAATAATGTCTTTAGTGAGCCATCCAAAACTTAAAGAATCAGAAAATTTATTCTGTATATCTACAATTTTTGACTCGAGCTTCTCTTCATCATTGTATATGATTTTAAAAGTTCCGTCTTCTTGTTTCTCGAGTCTTCCTAATTCGATAGCTGTATCAATAAGACCTTGCTTGTATTTCTGTGTATTATTGCCAAAGAAATTCTCTAATTTCTCCCATTCTGTTAATCCCCAATAATCTTTTTCATTTGCCTTATGAATCTCTGACAAAAGATCAGTATATTCTTCTTTAAACTCAGTGAACGTTTTCTCATGGGGAAAAATCTTATCAAATACATTGCCTATGGATTCTGCAGCACCAACAGCTGTTTCCCAAATATCTCTAAAAGACGCTAGTAAATCGTCTCTACCGCCAAGTGCCTTCCATATAAGAAGAACTTCGTTTCTTGCATCAGACAATCCATCTATAATAGGACTTATTGCATTATTGACATTAGTCCATAGTTTTGTTGCTTCTTCAAAATTACCAAATATAATTTCAAAAGTCTGAGCCCAACCTGATCCTACAGCTTCTCCAAGAGTATCCATCAACTGTGTAAATTTTCTTACCTCAGTCGCTGCGGCGAACGCCTTTTTACCTATCTCTGTAGTTTCATCAGTATATTTTGCCAGTGTCTTAGTTAATACTTCGGTTGTCATCCACTGATATGAAAGAGAATCATTAAAGTTCTTAGTAGCACTTATGGTATCTCTCATTGTTCCGCCAGTGGCATTTTTACCTATTACCTTATAAGTACCATCTGCTTGTTTTTCCAATTTGCCAAGTTGTACTGCAGTATCTATAAGCTGTTGTTTAAACTCTACTGTAGCCATATTGGCATTCTCTATAGATTTCCAGTCAATAAGTTTTACGTAACCTGCAGATAGCGCCTGTGAGAAATTATACATGGCCCTTGATGCTTCTGCTGCATTTGCACCAGAGACTGCCGCAACATTAGAAACACCCTGAATAGCCTTAACAGCCATGTCAAGACTTACACCGGCATTTGTGAACTTACCGATGTTTGCAGTCATATCAGAAAACGAATATATAGTTCTGTCAGCATAAGTGTTAAGCTCTTCCAGATATCTATTAACAGTCTCCATGCTTTCGCCTGTAGACATCATTATTGTCTGGATAGAACCTAGTTTTAATTCGTATTCATTATAGCCCTGTGTTATCGGCTGAATTGTCAACGCATTAGCTATTCTAAGACCAGCATTGACAGCTCTATTAACAATATTACTTAGAGCTGTTACCGCTGCTACTTCTAAAGCAGAAAATTTCATCTGAACAGTTTCAACTGCTGATTGGAATCCGCTTAATACGTTTGGCTTATTTAAGTTATCAAGACTTTGACTTGACTTTAGAAGATCTAAAGATTGTTTTAACTTCTCGATTGTAGAGAGGCTCGTTTTAACATTTGTTTCGAAGTTTCTATTGTCAAACTGCATCTCTACGACTCTTTGGTCGACAGTTTTACTCATAACTTAGTTACGTCCTCCCACATTTCTTTTGCCAGATCATCAAATACCGGTTTAAGTGCCGGATTTATGTAATCTATTCCTTGAACATATCCGCCATGATTAGTTCCGTGACCATACTGTAAAATTATCGCTATTGGAACTCCATTTTGAATATTAGTGTTCTTAAAAACCAAAGACACGGATTCTTTCTTCCTTACTATTTCATATACCCATGAACTAGCCGTTAAACCCGTGTCTTTTGGAGTGGCTCTTCGTAAAGCCTCTACTCCTCTTTTTCCATACGCATCCAAATCACCCATATGAATAACATTAAGAATCTTTTCACAATAGGTGTTGAACTTGTTTGAATTGTTATACTTTTCTTTTATCGTTATCATTGCGAAAGTCAGCCTTTCGTATGAAGTTTAGCTTTTCTAGCAGCATTTAATGCTGCCCTGTTACTTAGAAATTCTTTCTGACTTGTTTTCTTAGCAGGTTTGTTTTTATAGTTACAAACAGAAATAAGCATAAGTAGTCGATTTAAATGCCATTTTTGACATTCGAAAGGAATCCCTAAAGTAATCATCCAGTAATAAATTAGTTCACTTGTGATTATCTCTCTGTTAACTTCGTTAATCTTAGGAACTGTAGTTGCGGTCATAGGAGCTTTTATATAGTCTTCTATTTCTTTAATAACATTATTAGGTATGACATTGTATAGTTCATCACGAACATTTTGTGTTAAAGTCATACATTTTATGTAATCAAGAAGTTCTTCTCTTGTTTTATTCTCTTTTGTTAAAAATGGCTTGCACCACTTTGATTCCCATTTTGAAATGGAAACGAGAGAATGTTCAAGAGATAGTTTCTGTTCTTTAACATATACAAACTCCTGATTCCTCTCGTCCCATTGTTCAGATTCAGGTATAGTTACATTTAACATTACTGAATATCTTTAGGCATAATCCCATTTACAAAAGCTGCAGCCGCTTCGTCATTTGATCCAAGTTCCATAAACAGCTGAGAATATGCTTCTGTCTGAGAAAATGCTGTAGAAAGTTCCTCCGATTTAATAAACCTTTTACCATCAGAACTCTTTTCACCGTACGACAGTAAAATCAGTTTCTTAAATAACTTTGTTATCTCCGGAATATCACGAGTTTCTATTATCTTATGAATCATATCGGAAAGACCACCTGTAACACTAAGTTCCATTTCGGCGACCTCTGCTTTACTAAGATTAAAATAGAAATCCTCAGTTCGTTCATTATCGTTATAATCAGTATAGGTTATTGTTTTCTTAAGCATCTATTTCTCCTTTCTAAAAATAAAAAAGGGACTGCAAAGAGTCCCTTAAAAATTATCCGGCTACAACAGCTCCAAGCTTGGTGGCAATCGTAGCAGGATCAGGAAGCTGGGCATTAGTAGCACTCTGACCGTCCTGACCGTCGCTTCCATAAAGAAGAGCCTCAAGCTGAGTGAGCTTTGTAGCGTCAGCTGTTCTTGAGTCTATTACAAGGTGAGCGGTAGGCTTACTAAAACCAGCAACCTCAATAGGTGTGGTTGTTACTTCCCATGAGAAAGTAATGGCTTCAGGAGACTCGTTTATAGTGTTGTGATCCTTTCCAGAAGGAGAGGCAAGACATCCGTAAACGATATGAAGCTTATATGCGTTAAGACCGTCGGCGTCATTACCAACTTCAGTCCTATAACAAAGACCAAATTCCTTTCTTGCCTGCTGGGTTATTATGGCTCCCTGAGCAAACGGAGCTGATCCATCACACTGTTCGAATTCATCGGGATATGTATAAGCTTCAATACTAAACCCGAATTCTTCATTAGACATCAGATTAAGATACTTAATATTATCTGCGTAAATGGGATTGGCTTCTCCTCCAGAGGGATTCTCTGAAATACTAATAACACCGTTCCATGCTACGCCTTCTGAATATGCTCCATTAGTGCCAGTCTTAGGATAAAGAACAACGTTCTTTACACCGGTCTCGTAATAGCGCTCTCCTGAAGCATCCCATACAAGTTTAGACATAAAGTCCTCCTTTAATAGTAAAGTGTAAATACATCGTGATTAAGATTATTACTAGTGAAATGTCTGTCGTATCCTATCCTAGGTATTTTTGATAATCTGTCAACTATTTCACTGTCTGGATCGTAATCGATAACTGTTATTGTGTAAAAATGAGATTGTTTATAAGGAATATTATCGGCAGGATCAGATCTGATATCAGCTTTCTCGTACACTATTGCGGGGTACTGCATTTTTACAGACTCAGGAGGCTGATAATAAACATTTCTAGAACCTAAAATACTTACAAGAAATTCATGTAGTTCAAGTCTCGTGTTCATTATAGACGCCTCCTAATGACAATATTAACCTTGGAAACTGAATATCTACATTAGTGATCTTCCATTTAATATTCATGAACTCAACGTACTTCATTGTGTTGATGTGTTCTCTTAAAAACGAATCTGCAACAACACTTATTTGATTGGAGATGTTAATGTCGTCATTCAGATTATTGGAATTCTGAATAGACATATAGTTTCTGATTAGATCTCCATAATATCTTCTTCTTTCGGTTATAGTTGGAACAAATACACCTGGCACAGTTTCAACTGTTTCACCGAAACCTATAATTCCACTGAACTTAGACATTAACATTTACTCCATTTTGATTTATTTAAGAATTGGCAACGCGAAGGTTGGCAAGGCTATATACCTTAGTAAGACTCTCACCACCGACAGTGGTAACGACCTGAAGCTTCTGCTTATTCTTATCGGTAATTCTAAGAACAGCATTCATATCGTTATCAAGCGTAACAGGCTCCATGTAAGAATCTCCACCAACAAGCTGAACAGTAGTTGTTGCTCCTTCGGTAGCAGTGAACTTCAGAGCAAGGAAGTTTCCACTCTGCTCATCGGTATCCTGACTAAATCCGGTATAGCCGGTAACATACTTAAGATTACCCTTAATATAGGTATCGTGTACGACTATATCAGACTGAAGATCGGAGACAGACTTACCCTTAATGGTTCCAGTTGCAGCCTCAGCTTCAATTGCAAGAACAAGATTATATACAAGTTCAAGGGCAATAGCACTATAAGGCTTAGTAAGAGCTCCTGAACAACGTGTTTCAATAAGGTACTTCTGAGCATTGTAATCGATGTCAAAATCATCAAACATATTTACTGCTCCACCCTTATCGGCACCGATGTTATAGTCATTGAGGTTTACAATAAGTCCCCAGAGATAATTAGTCTTTCCATTAACCTCTCTGGTCTGATTCTCCATAACAGGAACGGTAACGATCTTACTAACACGAAGAGCGGTGCGAAGCTTCTCTTCGGTGTCATAAATAATACGACCCTGGTTGTCTTCCATAAGCAGACAATCGGTAAGTACATCCTCGGTGGTGAAGAGAACGGGATTACCGCTTCCCTTGTAATCCTTTCTTGACTTAACGCATGCTCTTATAAATGCCTTGGCCTTCTGGTCAGCGGTAGCTGCACTGGAAACATTTATAGGTGCCTTAATCGTGTAAACATCGGCATCAGTCCAGATAGGACGAACATGATCGGCACTGATCTTTTCGTCAGAAGATGCATCTCTTCCATCTCCAATAAGAACAGCACGTGCTATTTCCTCATCCAGCATCATTCTCATCTCTGCCTTAAGCCAGGCAACGACGTCAAAATCTGTGATATCAATAACGTCGTCTCTTTCAAGCTTCTGCTTCTTATAAATAGTCTGAGGATCAGTAGACCTCTTAAACAGAGCGAATACTTCCTCCTTCTTCATGTTGCCCTTAATATATCCCTTAGCCCTTGCATCTGCTTCGGTGATATCAGCATACATACTCTTAATCCTGCTGAAAGGAGTATGATGAACTCCATTCATAACAGTTGTAACCCAATCGTCTTCTCTCTTGAGCCAATCGGGAGTGTTATTAATGTTCTGAGCATCGGGGAACAGATACTCAATATTCTCAATACCATGCTCGATAGCGCTTTCCTTAAGACTACCAAAACGCTTTGCGTCAGAGAATATAGCCTCCATATCGGAGTGGGAAAGAACGGTTACATCATTCTCATCTTCGTAATCGTCAAATACATTATGCTTCACTGATTCATCTCCTCCTTTTACGCCGGCATCTTCAAGTGCCTGTCCTATAAGTGCGTAAACTACATTTTTCTGTTTTTCACTAAGAGTATTAAATACATCTGCTACAGTCTCACCATCATCTTCTTCATCCTCATCGGAATCGTCTGAATGCTGAACTGATCCGCCTTTCTGGGCGTCTTCAACTGCCTGTCCTATGAGAGCATATACAACCTGCTTCTGCTTCTCGCTAAGAGTGTTAAACACGTCGGCTACGGTTTCTTCTTTACCGTCTGATTCGTGATCATCCATTTCCTGATCATCGTCGTCGGCATGCATAAATCTCATATCATCCTCCTCTTCATTTTCGTCGTACCAGTCATCGGAATGAGCAATATTAATATCTCTTCCTGTATAAATGATAGCTTCATCATCAGATACTTCTCCATGTGAAAGTACTGCATCTATATAAGCTCCGGGATTTGCCCCGGCAAGTACGAGACTTACTTCTCTTATTGCACCATGTAAAACGTCTCCTCCATTTTGCTTAAGCTTATTAGCATAAATAGAAAGAGCCGTTACATCACCATGCTGAACAAGCAGCTTGGCGTTGCGCCCGGCTTCGGTATCATTGAAAGTGCAATAAGCGTATACTCCTTCGTTTCTATTTTCCAGAAGAGCATGTCCAAGAACATTTAAAGGATCATTATGGTTATGGTTCCACACGAGAGGAACTGTCTGACCATCATTATCCTTAAATGCATCCTTTCTAATTGTTCTTCCGTCTGAGCAACGAAGGTTGTTTCTAGTGGCCCAACCACTAAAATCGTAATGTTTTTTACCCATTTTGATTATTCTCCTTCGTAACCATAATCATACATCGATGGATCAATTTCTTCTTCCTCACCAGTATTTGCAAACTGCTGGTCTACTGCTTCATTAAGATTCTTATTTCTCAATTCATCAGCTTTAGGATCGTCCACAGGCTTCATTCCTACGATCTGTCTAATTTCATTAGATGACATTATCTCGTTTCGTGTAAACTTGTCAGCTATATCGGCTATCTGAGAAACCGGTACCAACTTAAACGGGTCACTAAAGAAAACAATTGACTGTCCCTGTGTTCTAGCAGTTTTTGATAGGAATTTCCTTTTCATTTCATTAACTATTGCTGAGAGGATCGGTTCTACTGTCCCATTGGTATAATTTAACTTAGTTTTATCATCCGCTGTTCCATCTAATATACTGGTCGTTATTCCTAACTGGCTGTAAAGCATGCTCGTCAGATACTCGATCTGTGACATTAGGTTGTTTTCTATAGGACGATTTAACTGAGTTATATGCTCTGTTCCATCGGTGTAAGCTATTCCATATTTCGATCCGGATAACTGACGCTCTATATCCTGTCGTCTGTCTTCCGCTTGTTTCTTTCTCGCTTCGGTCTTAATGATATATGGAAGCTGAATAATAAGATCCAATTTACCGGATGCACTCTGTTCGTCAACAACATCTAAAAGATTCAGTTTTCTCACAAGACGCTGAAGAGTAGAGTTAGGTTCGTTCATTATTGAATAAAAAGGATTTTCAATAATGGCAACAGTATTTTTAGGTCTTATTATCTCTTCCTTCATTCCAGTTCTAGAATTATACAGCTCTATTCGTACATGTTTAGGATACCAAGCTGTGATTTTTCCGGTTCGCATAGAATAAATATCATAAGATGATGAAAATTTAGGATTAGCAGACGTCTCTATAGGGACGACAGCAACACAACCTTCATCTAGCATAGACATTACTACATCCTGAATAAAAGCACGTCCAGTTTGATCTAGATTTGCTTCTAATGTTAAACATGAAGAAAGACCCGAGTCGATAGAAGATAAATATCGTCCACCATCATCGAGTCTTACGTGTTCTATTTTGATTGCTGCGCAGTCCATCGCTATCCTATTATATATAGCTGTTATAATAGATCTGTCATTTCCTCTTGTTAGATGTACTCTGTCCGGTCGGTAATAACTGCTAACGCCTAAATCCTCATAATTGTAACGCGAAGGAGAATCTCTGTCCATAAAAGTATTCCAGGCTCTTTTAAGCCTGGAAGTTAAAGATTCCTGCATTAGTTAGCCTTTCTATTTCTTTCCCCAATTTTTTCCATTTCTCTGTTACGCTTTATAGCGGTTCCAATATCACCGAATAATAGATTATCTACTAAGGTTTTTCCAAAAGCTTTCCCTCTAGAAGCCCCTTGAGCCCTATAAGTATCATAAGAAATGGCGTTATTATATCCTAGCAATAATGACTTTGCAATTGTTTTTCCAGTTCCTGCTTGTTTACGATATTCTTTGACGGCTTTTTTCCCGAAATCTCTATTTTCGGATTTTTTAAGTTTTGTTTGCATTTTATTAACCGTCTTCTGCATAGATGATCTTTCTTTTTCAGTAAGATGATTATTTTTTGAATTTAGTTCACTATTGTAATCGTCAATAGCCCATTTTAATTTCTGCGTTCTTCTGGAACCTTCGATATCTCTATTATATGCAAAATTTCCGCCATTTTTAGTAGAGTAACCTCTTTGAATATCTCTAGAACTTACACCAGCTGATGGATTATTACGATGCCTTTCGCCAGCTGCGGTTAGACTGCCATCTTCATTCTGATAACGTCTCTGCCCCCACTTCATACCTTTGACTCCGTGGTGATAAAGTTCGTTCCCGTAATAAATTACATTTGACATAGTTACTTCCTCTTACAACGATCTTATAGCTTTTCGTGAATTCTTATAACCTTTATCACTTGAAAGAATTTCATCTATTGGATAATTCATTATGGCGTCGGCTCTTTCTGTGTATTTTCTACCTTTATTTGTGTACACTTTATAATCAGATCGCAATTCAGACATTCTAGTATCATACATTCCCCTTAGAATATCTTCATTAGAATATCCTAAAAATGCATTAGCCAATCTTTTTGAGGTAGAATTGTTGTTACTGTTTACGGCTCCTATCATTCCATACTTATCTAATTTTTCATTTGCATACTTACGAGTATCCTCGTCTTCTGAAGTACTTCTAAGTCTTAATGACGTAAGTTCATTAACTAATCTTTGATCTGTAATTCCGTTCTTTTTAAGTTCGTTTATCCTTCTTTGAGTCTCTTTGGCATTTTCTCCAGATTTACCAGACCTAGCATATAGTTTTTCTGCTTTTCTC